GCATCCAAATGGGGGGTTTAAACGCCCCCCCCCCCAAGCAAAAGGAAAACAAAAATGAGAATCACTCAAAAATATTTAGAACGTAAAGTCGAACGGCTTAATGCCAAATTGGGATGGGAAGCGGGAAATGGAGACATAATAGAATTAGATCACGCGGCCTGTTATGGCGGTTATTGTCTTGTGTATAAAAATGGCTCTCATCATTTAACGCCACGCATGTCTGGCAAAGAATTGGATCAATATTTGCGCGGCGCATTAGATTGGATAACTTGAATTAAAGTTTTACATTCTGAATGTAACAGTTTATAACAACATCACCGCAACCGGCAAAACGCCAACCGCGATGAAAAGGAAACAAAATGAGCAATTATAATGGCACGTCAACTTCGCTACTTAAATTCATGGGTCGCAAAGAATTCAAATACGGTTTCGAAGATGCCCGAGCCGGAAAGGCTTGGCGCAATCCGGAAGAATTGCCGCCTTACGGAGACGCTGTTTATGAGCGAGCGCGTCATTTCGCGGCAGCTTGCCCGCAGATAGACAAAATCAAAGAAGGCCGGAGAGTTACCGAAGCAGCGTATTATGCGTTCGCAAAATCTTACGAGGAAGGAGAAATTTTATAATGGCAATCAATCTGCAAAACACCTCAACCGTTTCAACTAGCAGCATTGCGCTGCTAGTCTACGGCCAAGCCGGGTCCGGCAAAACGTCGCTTATACCGACTTTGCCAAATCCGGTCATTCTAAGCGCGGAAGGCGGTTTGCTTTCCATCGCAAAATCAGACACGCCGTATATTGAAATTGCCAGCATGGACGCTTTACGAGAAGCCTATAGTTGGCTCACCGGCAGCGCCGAAGCGCAAGCGTTTGACAGCGTAGCAATCGACAGCATAAGCGAGATTGCGGAAGTTTGCCTTGGAAACGAAAAGAAAATTAACAAAGACCCGCGAGCGGCGTATGGCGAGATGCAAACGACCATGGCCGAAGTCATAAGATCATTTCGCGATTTGCCGAAGCACGTCCTGATGACTGCAAAATTGGAAAAATCTCAGGATGAGATGGGCCGCATTTTATATTCCCCATCCATGCCGGGAAATAAAACCGGGCAGTCCTTGCCTTACTTTTTTGATCTAATGCTGGCCCTACGAGTCGAAAAGGATGCCGAAGGCGTATCACAACGCGCCCTCATGTGTGACAGCGATGGCCTATGGCAAGCCAAGGATCGCAGCGGAAAGCTAGGCCAGTGGGAAACGCCGGACCTCGGCGGGATTATTAAAAAGATTGGAGCTTCAAAATGAGCATCGAAAACTTGAGCCAAAATTGGCTTGACGCAAAAGAGGCGGAGAAAACGGCAATTGAGCGCCGCCGCGAAATCGAAGACAAATTGTTATCGCTGATTGGCATTCCAGAGAATTTGGACGGCACGGAAAATGTCGACACCGATAATGGTTACAAAGTCAAAATCACGGGCCGTATGTCGCGGAAAGTTGATAGTGAAAAAATACAAGCCATTGCAGCGGAAGAAGGTCTTGAAGCGCATTTAGCAAACCTTTTTCGCTGGAAGCCAGAGATCAATATGTCGGCGTGGAAAAGCGCCGACAAATCGATCACTGAACCGCTATTAGGCGGTATCACAACCAAGCCCTCACGGGCATCATTCGCCATTACAAAGGAGATTTGAACATGGCATTTTTAGGGCAGACTTTTGACATTGACGATATGCCGGAAGCAGAAACGCAGGATTTTTCGCCGGTGCCTGCTGGCTGGTATAACGTCAACATTGCTGGCGCAGATGTCAGAACGACAAAAGCCGGAACCGGCGAATATATCGCTTTGCGTTTTGACATTACTGGCCCAACGCATCAAGGGCGAGTCGTTTGGACAAACCTTAATACTAAAAACCCGAACCCAAAAGCGGAAGAAATCGCGCATCAAAATTTGCGGCAGATTATGAACGCAATCGGACTAAAACGGGTTGAGGACAGCGATCAGCTTATCGGCGGCAATTTGTCGGTAAAAGTGACTGTCAAAGACGATCCCCAATATGGACCGGGCAACGAGGTTAAAGGCTACAAAGCCATTGAAGGCTCTGCGCCTCCGGCAGCGGTTGCACAAGTTGCAACTGTTGCGGCTACGCCAGCGGATTCGTCAGCGGCCCCACCTTGGGCAGCTAAATAACAAGGGGTGGCCGGGGGCTAAAAACCTCCGGCCATATTTTTATGGTTAAAATTCCAGAATCAAACCACACCATCGCCAATCTGATTGACGAACATCACGCGAACCAGCCAGACGAACCGCGTTTGCACTTGGGCGGTTCAATAGCAGGACACCCATGCGAGCGTTGGCTATGGCTATCATTTCGCTGGGCAGTGCGAGAAACATTTCCCGGTCGCATTCGCAGGTTATTCAGACGCGGCCACAATGAGGAAAGTTGGATCGTTGACGATCTGCGCGCCATTGGCGTCGAAATACACCAAACTGGAGACAATCAGAAATTTATTGATTTTGGTGGTCACATTGGCGGAACAGTTGACGGTATCATTGAGCGGGGTGTTCCGGGCGCAGAAAAGTCACGTCATATTGCAGAGTTTAAAACACACGCTCGCAAATCGTTTGACGATGTAACAAAAAAAGGCGTCAAAGACTCAAAGCCTTTGCACTACACGCAAATGCAACTCTACATGCTAGGCACAAAAATTGACCGAGCTTTGTATGTAGCGGTCTGCAAAGACGATGACCGCTTGTATATTGAGCGAATTAAATATGACAAAGATCACGCCGAAAAATCACTGGCTCGCGCTAAACGCATAGCAACATCTGAACGCATCCCGCCACCGCTATCGACAGATGCAAGTTGGTATCAGTGCAAGTTTTGCGCGGCGCATAGTTTTTGTCACACGAAGCAATTAACGCAGCACGTAAATTGCCGGACTTGCGCTCACGGCACACCGGAGAAAGATGGCACATGGTCGTGCGCCCGTTGGGCTAGAGGTGAAGGAAATAAAATTCCCGGCGATTTTCAAATTACCGGATGCGATAGCCATGTGTTGCACCCCGACATGGTGCCTTGGCCTATTAAAGACAGCAACGATCCGCATGAGGCCGTCTATGAGATTAACGGCAAGGATATTCGCAACGGCGAAGGTGACGCCTACGTTTACAGCAGCAGAGAAATAATAGCAGGCGGCGAAGCCTGTGGAGATGAACTTGTTGAAGAGGTCAAAAAAACCTTTTCCGGCGCAAACATTGTTGAAGTTAGAGAGAACACAAATGGAATGGATTAAAATTGCAGAGCGAAATATTACAACCCGCCACAAATGGATGGTGACACGGGACTATGAACCGCTTGGAATTTATGACTTACGCCCTCCAAAGCATTTAGAGAAAGATGTAGGGGCTTTTTTTCGAGCCACAGAAAATAGCAAAATATCTCTCGAAATTGTTCGCAAGCATGTTGAATCTGGTAAATTTTTAATGGCGCAGAAAAAAGACGGACCAATGAATTTTTCCATTTTGATAAAAAAGGCAGGGCTTTAAAATGCTCCGAGATTATCAACAGCGAACAATAGATGAATTATATAAATGGTTCTCTAGCGGCAAAAAAGGGCATCCGTGTATTGAGCTTCCAACCGGATCAGGCAAGAGCCATATCATTGCGGCCATATGCCAAGACGCAAAAACTCAATGGCCGGAAACTCGCATTTTAATGCTAACGCACGTTAAAGAATTGATTGAACAGAATGCGGAAAAATTGCGCCAGCATTGGCTGGAAGCACCGCTTGGCATTTACTCGGCTGGCCTTGGGTCAAAACGATTTGATGACATTACGTTTGCCAGCATTCAATCCATTCGACGCGTAGACCCAAACGAGATAGGCCATTTTGATTTGGTGTTGATTGATGAATGTCATCTTGTTTCGCACAAACAGGAAGGCGGTTATCGCAATTTAATCGAAGCTCTAACCAACATCAATCCGGCGTTGCGTGTTATTGGATTAACGGCAACGCCATATCGATTGGGACACGGCCTTATAACTGACGAACCGGCGCTGTTTTCAGAAATCATTTCTCCGACCAGCGTTGAAGAATTGATCTACAAAAAACATTTGGCACCGTTGCAGTCTAAAATTACAGAAGCAAAAATATCCGCAGATGGAGTACACAAGCGCGGCGGCGAATACATTGAGAGCGAATTGCAAGCTGCCGTGGACCGTAAAGAAATCAACGGGCCGGTCGCGGATGAAATTATTGCTCAAGGTGAAAACCGCAAATCATGGTTAATTTTTTGCGTCGGAGTGCAGCATAGCTATAATATTCGTGACGAATTAATAGAGCGTGGAATTAGCGCGGCAACGATTACAGGCGAAACGCCGAAAGCCGAGCGAGCAGAAATAATTGCTGATTTTAAAGCGGGGCGCATTAGAGGATTAACGAATGCAAATGTTTTGACTACCGGATTTGACCACCCCGATATTGATATGATTGCTATGTTAAGGCCAACCGCAAGCGCAAGCCTGTATGTTCAAATGGCGGGCCGTGGAATGCGCCCTAAAAGTCACACCGACCATTGTCGAGTTCTTGATTTTGCTGGTGTAGTTGAAGCGCATGGCCCCATTACAAACATTGATCCGGGGCGAAAATCAGGAGAGGGAGAGGCTCCGGTTAAAATTTGCCCGGAATGTGATTCTATCGTTCACTTGTCGGCAAAAAATTGTCCCGATTGCGGATATGAATTTCCACCGCCTCCAAAACCCAAACCCGTTTTGCATAATCTTGATATTATGGGTTTAGATACTAATGAAATGAGGGTGTCAGAATGGAGGTGGAGTAGGCACGTTAGTTATAACAGCGGCAAAGAAATGTTAATGGTTACATATTACGGAGAATTATCAGACAGACCTGTTAAAGAATATTTGACAGTGCTGCACGAAGGATATGCTGGACAAAAGGCGCGGAGTCTTTTTGCTGAAATATCAAGCCAGTGCGGGTCTCATGCTGACATGCACCACGTCGATCTAACTAGCGCCGCAAAAGAAATGAACGAATGCAATCCTCCGGGTGTTATAAAATTTCGGAAGGATGGCAAATTTTATCGCGTAACAAACCGGAGGTGGGGATGAAAACCGAACACCAAGAGCAGCGCGAATTTGTCATGTGGATGCGTCAGACTTTTCCGGAAAAAAGAATATTTGCCATTCCAAACGGCGGTCAAAGAAGCCGCACAGCCGGAGCAAAACTTAAAGCCGAAGGCGTCAGCGCCGGAGTGCCTGATTTGTATATTCCTGCTTGGCGTTGCTGGATCGAAATGAAACGCGAGAAGGGTGGCAAATTATCTCCGCAGCAAAAAAACTGGATTAAATATTTAAAGAGTATCGGCAACACGGTTATCGTGGCAAACGGCTGTGAAGACGCAAAAAATAAAATTCGATTATACGCAAGATAACGCTTTTATTCGGTGTTGAACTAAGGTACAAAATAGGGGAGCGCAACCGGATGGTCCGACCGCGCAACAAGGGAGAGCAACAATGACAACCGAAACACAACATCGTGAAAATGCCGCCAAGCATTTCAAAGCTGAAGCCGACAGTTTCGAGCGTTCCGATACTGACGGGTTCCTGTCCCAGTGGTCGAGCAGCATCAACGGCCAACTTGAGCTGACCCGCGCTTCCATCGTGGAAAATGGCGGCGTCTCCCAGTTCGCGGGTCTTTTCGAGGGCAACCGCCGCGTGAAGGCTCAACAAGTCTCCACCAAGTGGGGCATCGCCTGGGTCTTGCACGAAGACGAGATCGACTTGATCGCCCGCCGTGGCAAGAAGTTTCTGCCCTTCAACTCGAAAAGCCGCGTGCTGCGCGAACTCGGCCTACGCCACGGCAAAGAGCAAGCCCCGGCGGCAGCGTGCTTCGCTGGCAACGGGAGCGGCCTTGGGTCGCTGCACACGGTTTTTGTGAAGGTCTTTCGCACCGGCTGCAAATGGGGAACAGACGCAAGGGAGATGAGCTAGTGACCTCGCCAGACGGCATCGCAAGGTGCCGTCGAGTGAGATCAAACTAAGGAAAAAATAAAATCATGAAGAAAGTAAACGAATATCAATTAACGCTTGAAGAAGTGTTGCACGATCAGCCAGACTTGTTGCGAGCAGTTCGCGCAATGCGAAAATTGCAACGTGAAAATGCGGAATTACAACTTGTTCGCAAAGCGAGTCTTGAAGATGATTAGCACAATCGTAGAGGCTTTTTTATATGCCGCCGCGCTGGGTGTTTTGCTTTTCGCCGCCGTAGCGTTGGGAATGTAAATGCGTTATTTGTGCGAGGTAATTGCGCTCTGCCTAATTGCCGCCGCTGCAATTGGATTTGTTTTTATGATTATGACGGCGATGGGCGCGTGATGTTTGAGCGCATCCTATGGATATCTTGTCTCGTGTCGGCCACGGCAATTATTGTGTTAGGCGTTCAAGAAATAAATGCACTTCGCTCACGCGTACTTACAGCGGAAGCTATAATTTTTGACTGGCGCGAGAATTACGTTATTTGGCCCAAGGCCGGAGTGAAAACAAAATGAACAACTGCTGGCGAGTTTTCCGTAAACTGGATGGTCCGGTTCCGGGAGCCTCTTCATCGTCAGCAGGAGAGAGGGGGGCCGCCCCCCTGATCGTCCCCTCTCTCTCACTTTAAAGGATTTGAAAATGGACTGGACTGACGAAGCAATAGAAATACTGCGGGCCGGATATAAATTGGGACTGCCATCGAGGCAGATTGCTGAGCAACTAGGCACGACGCGGAACGCTGTTTTGGGAAAAGGTGGGCGACTAAACTTAGTTCACCCGAACGCAACACCATCCAGACCTAGAAAAATTCTGCCGAAAGCGCCTATAGTAAAAGGTTCTGTTTGCCAGTATCCGCACGGGGATCCGGACAAGCCCGACTTTCATTTCTGCGAAGCGCCGGTATTTTCTTCAAATAGTCCATATTGTAAAAAGCATCACGATATTTGCTATCGCGTATCTAGCCTGCACGATAAAAAACGCAGAGCCGACCTTGAATATTTTAAGCGGCCTGACGGAGTTTTTAGCAGCGGATACAAAATTCGAAAAACTTATATTTAATTATTCTTAGCCGCGCGTATTTTTTCCCGCAGTGTTCCGTAGTCCATAATTAGTCTTGCGGCAGCAGAGCAGTCCGCAATGATTGTATCGCGGGCGCAGGGTGGACCCAGCTTTTCAAATTCATCGGCGGCGCGGTCTTGCACTTTGGCATCGTATTCAACAATCGGCAGAGTGACAATCACAGCTTCGCCCTTCTCGCTCGTAAGATAATCAAAATATGCGCCTGTCACAGAGGCAGCAGCGCCGACACTAGAAACGATTGTTGCGCAACCGCTCAGCGGTATGATGAGGAGGCTTATCACCGCTAACAGCATCCATGCGCTGACGCGCTTCCTCCACGGCCTTTCGTGATTTGCCTTTAACGAGCGCCCGCGCCATGAAGAAGGTGCCGATAGAGAGCGCGACACCTCCGGCAACAATTGCCCAAACGAGGCCACTCACTTTTCGCCTTTCTCTTTCATCATCATGCTGGCAATGCCCGCAACGCCACCAATCACAACAGTGATTTGCGTCACCATTTCTCCCGGAATTGAAATGCCAACAGCGGCAAGCAATCCGGCAAGACCCGCCATGGTCGAGGGTTCCCGAAGGCGACTTAAAAGAATTCGTAAAATAGCCATTTTAATAACTCCATATTGTTGGTCGGTTAGTAACTTCTTGCAGCATATCTAGATGAATAAACCGCGTATCGTGCGCCCCGTTTTGTTTTATGCCAATCCCGGTAATTTTGGGGTGATTTATTGCAATTCGCAAGAGTCTCATGGCATTTTGGCCTACACACGCGATGTCCGCTGCGTATCCGCTGCAATGACTTCCGGGTTTGCCGCCGCGATCAATTTTTTCGCGTTCCACCGGATGCGCTGCGCATCTGTATCCGGATGTGACGTGCATCGACTTACCGTATGCGGTTCGTATTTCTTGTAACACCAACACAAAATCTTCATTTATAAACATAGAATTGCATCCGCATCGACACGCAAATTCTTCCGGTATAAAATTTAAATTTTCCCAATTTATTCTACTGTCAGTCATATTTTTTTACCTCTTCAACAGGTGGCACACTAGGATGTCGGCCATTGTGCATGTGCTGTAAAGTGTTCACGTCGCGCCGCAACGTCTCGCAGTGGGACTCCATTGTCGCGAGGCGTTCGTGCAATACTTGACGCCGCTCCGGTGACAGCATGGTAGACAACACAGACACCCGTTGCTCGGTCGTTGATTGATGCACCTCGCTCTTGTCAAAGCGCGTGTCTAACTTTCGCAGTCGCGTTTCGATGTCTCTCATTTGCTCAATTACCGCCGCAAGTTTTTGCCGAACAATTGCCGCAGCGCTTACGATTGAAACGAGCATGCCTAGCAGTGTGACGACAAGCGACGGGTCGATTGAGTTCATTTTTAATCGTCGATCTCCGGCCAGTCGTACAGAATGCCAGATTTGTTGCCGTCCACGTCCCAAGATAAAAACAAAGCCGCCACGGCGTCGGTATTGGCGGCGTTGGCAATGGCTGTCTCCATCTCGGTAGCCTTACTGCGTAAGGCATCGCGCCAGCTTTGGATGGCCGCTGGAATTGCCGTGCCGTTATCGGCCTTGCGAACGATGGCCCAATCGGTTCCCGCCAGCAGAGATGCTTGCTGTTGTTTAACCTCGGCAATTAAAGCGGCCTTGACGCCATGCTCGCCGTCAAGCGCACGCGGCGTTGACGCCACGCTGCCGTCGTCGTTGTGTGACGACGCGTATAACCGTTGATCAGGAAACGGCTGAAGGACAACCGTGCTGATGCCCGCCGCCTCCTTCTCTTCGTCGCTCCACCGTGTCCACGTTTTGGGGTGCCGCGTTCCGTCCGCTGCGACCCAGCTTCGACCCGCGTGAATTTGTCTGCCGTCTACTTTGTAAATCTCCATTTTTACCTTCCGTAAATCGGGGGGAGTGTACCGTTACCGCCTATGTCTGCCATCGCTAGGTATAGGTATGTGCCAGCACTTGTATTAACTCCACCATCAGCAGTCCTAATCTTAAAGCCATCTGCAAGAATATCTAATTCTTCGCTACCTGTTGTCTCGGCAGAAGGAAAATCAGCCAAAAGTTGATCGTCAACTTCATTATTAAGTGATCTTGCAGTGTCATAAAGGTGCCAATTCGACGTGCCGCTAGTTTTTTTGATCATAACCCAGCTAGGTTTAAATCCAACTGAAACATAAGGGGGAGCGGTAGCACTTCCATTTCCAATGTAGGTTCCTACCTTGCACACACCGGGAACTGATCTAAAACATTGAAATAAATATGTACTGCTAGAAGCATTAACTCCATTGTCTGTTCCGATACTAAAAACACTAGCTGTAGGGTTAGTATTCTGCCAGTAAGATGTTCCTACAGATATAGCAGCATTATTAAGATTTAAAAATATAGCATTACTATTTCCTATTGCGGGTATCAAAGCAGACCAACTAGCTGTAGAATTAAGTTGTTTGACGTTTACAAATTCGGGTGCAGCAGTTAGACCATGCCCGATTGTTGCATTAGAACCTGTTCCAGTATACGTGCCAATTGAAAGATGACCTGCATCTGCCACGGTAACAGTTGAAGTTACAGAGCCATCTGTGTTTGACGAACCAGTACCGCCAGCAAGCCAGTTCCACGACACGTAATCTTCTGTGTTAGTATTAACAGCATCTAAATTTCCGACTGTAAAACCATCAGTGTCAAAGGTAGACAATGCTTCGGTATTAGTTACTTCGGCAGCAGTTGAATCAGACGATAAATATTTGGTTACGCCTCGCACAACATCAGTCAAAATATGACTGTCCGCTGCATCCCTATTCTTGATCCATGTAAAATCTGGTTGAAATCCAACGCCTGTGACTGCTTTACCACCAGAACCAATTGCAGTGCCATTTCCGGTGTAAAGTGTAGAGTTGAAATAATCTATGCCTTGCGCGTCTGGTGCTGTAAGGTTAGCAGAATTAGGCGCTAAAAACCCAGATGGTACAGCATACTTAAAGTTGCCATAACCATTTTCATCAGCATTGCCGCCAGCAGTTATATTGCCAGACATTGTTGGGTTGTCACCGAAATTCATAACGCCTATGTCAGTTGATCTAGCGGCACCCATAGTAAAAATATAATCTTGTACTGTCAGTTGATCATCAGGATTACTTTCATCTAAAGTTGTTCCAGATGTTCCAGCACCATTGCGCCATGTGCCGTCAACTCCTATCCACACTTTTCCTGTGGATGGTTCAAAGGCCATTTGTTGTATTCCACCAACTGGTGCAACGGTGAAACCAGAAACAGAAGTAGCACCGTTATCGTACATTGTACCTCTGTAGAAAAATGCCGACTCTCCTCCAGCACCATAGAAACCACTTACATTACCAACATTAAACTGGGGAATAGCTATTCCATTTCCTAATCGTCCACCACTTGCTCCACCGACAGACCCTCCTTCGATGTAAAATTCCCAATAAATTTTAGGGTCATCTGGTTGTATCAGAGTTGGACTTATTAGTCCTTTTGCTACTTGATTGCCACCGCTGTAGACCATACGGTTGCTACCTAAACCCATTGTATAATTAGCAGCTGCATCTCCACTAGGAGTACCAATGTTTGAGATTTTTGGATAAACTAAGCTAGGTGTATTAGTTGACTGATTTGTACTGCTCATACTATTAGGAGTGAAATCATTAGCGTTAGAGCTAATATCATTCCCCAGATCAGAACTATCTGCAAAGTCAAGACAGAAACTATCACCTCCTGCTGAACTAGCTAAAGCTGCTATATCAGCATCTGCTTTAGGAGTAAACTGTGAACCATTTGTACCTAGTGTAAATGCATCTAAAATATCAGTAACAGCTACATCAGCATTCTGAATACTATCATCATCTAGCATAAAAGATTGTGCTAAGTAGCAGGGATTAAATTGACTAGCACCTCCAGGTCCAACGCCCCACTGAGTTGGCTCACCACTACCTCCAGTTATACTTGGATTGTCATTTAGGGTATAGTCAGTAGAAACTGTAAGAGTACTAGTCTGATCAATGCCGTTTATATAATATTTTAATCTGCTTCCTGCACTAGCAGTCGTATCAATTGATATCATTATATGATACCAGCCAATATCTCTTAGCAGCATTGTAGTTGATTCTGCTGAATACTGAAAGCTACCACCATCATAATCAAAGATAGAAATTTTACCTGCTTTACTTGCCTGATCTTGCATTCTGATGGCAAAGTGTGCTGAACCTTTTTTACTAAAGATTGTAGCATCTGAGGTAGTAAATCCAGTTTTCTGTATCCAAGTTCCTATGACAGCCTTGGTTCTGGTTTTTGCGCCTAGTTCTGCCGATAGAAAATCTGCTGATCCATCCAACCAAACAGAATTTCCGATAAGGGTTGTATCGAACGCCGCGCCGCCGCCGGGATTAAACCATTTACTTTCCGAAAACATTCGACTTATCCAAACGCCAGTTGAGGTGCGCCAAGCAGCACAGAGTTATCGGCCTTGATGATGTACGGGACGACATCATAAGCACTGTTGGCAGTTGATAGCGTAATGCCCGCCGCGCCCGCCGTTTCGTAATCGCCGTGTAGGCTCAACGTGCCCGCACTTGAGCTTGACGGCTGTATAAAAATAATGACGCCGCATTGTCCGATTTGTGAGGCTTCTGTCGTTGGTGCTGCCAGCGTGTTGCTGCCGCTTGCAAGCGTTAAAATGAAATTAGTGAACGTATCAAAATCAAGCACACCGCTAGATGCGGACAGCGCGGCGGTACTGGTTGACGGCACTTGCGATTTTGTGAAAGTATTTTGAGCATTGGTTGCAACGATGTTTGCCGCTGACAAAGAAGTCGCCCCGGTGCCGCCATTGGCGAGCGGCAACTGTCCGCTGACCGCTGTTGCCAACGGCACCTGACCATATGCCGGGTCCGTTCCATCGCTAATTAAGACCCTGTTTGCTGCGCCAATTCCTAATCGAACGGCTTCGCTGGCGTTTCGGATAACAATGTCGCCCCGCGTTGTCAGCAAATCACCAATTGCGGGACCGGCTGGGCCAGTGCTGCCAGTGCTTCCGGTATCTCCAGTTGTTCCCTTGTCGCCCGTTCGCGAAAACATAACGCGAATACTGTCGCCATTTCCAAACGTGCCATTACTGTCGATATGCGTCACGGCAAGCTGTATAAATCCGCTGCTATCGGTTAGTCCAGTAATGTGAAACACGGCATAGTTCGCCGGGGTTCCCGGCTCGACTAGTCGGAGCCAGCCTTTAATTGTCGATGTAGAATCATCCCAACTCTTTAGCCATGCTTCGATGTCTGGGTTGCCAGCATCGGCAGTTTGGTCATCTATGGCAATCGCGGAAACACTAGCGACAGTGGCGTTGTTATAACGCAAAACGCCAGCGCCCGGATCGGCCATAGATGTGCTGGTCGAAAATGTATATTTAGGATTAGCCGCTGACGCTTCTGCCGATGCCGTTACTGCTGATGCTGCCGCAGCGGTTGCGTTAGATTCGGCAGCAGTAATTTGTGCCGCCGTTGGGCCATTAGTAAAAGCAGTTCCATCAGAATTAAAAACCAGCGATGTGTTTGCCGTTGTTAGTGACGGAAGGGTTGGGTCAAACGACCCTGTATATCCATCAGGCAATTGAGCCGTGCGCCCTAGCGCCCTTTGTTGTTCTTGATTAACCGCCGTTAATCTATCTAAAGCCTTTTCATGACTTTCCGCCGGAAACGGGTCGTTTTCAACATAGTCCGTTTCTTGCGTTTGAGTCGTTGTTCTGTTTATAACCCATTTGACCGTACTTGCTGGAGGCGAGGCTGCCGTAACGGTTCCCGTCGAACCGCTGCCGCCTGTTACGGTAAAATCCGTTCCGTTAGTTTTAACAGTTTCAGCGCCGGTTGCTATTATTACCTCAACAACTTGCAGCTCTGCGCTAGTGCCTGTTCCAAAAAATACATAACTTACAGCGAAAGATGTAGCGCTGCCGGTCCCAGTATAAGAAACCGTGTTGGTCGTGCTTGAAATAGTCATTTCGCGGCTCCTTGATTCTCAGGCTCAAGCATTGTTGTGTCAGGCTCATTAATTGGCGTTATACCATTTTTAATAGCTAAAATATATTCATCAATTTCAGAAGCAATTTCTGGATTTGCTTGGCTGATGCCAATAAGTCTGCCCATATGTTCGCCAGCTTGTTTTCCAGTTTTAACTGATGCGCTAGTTGCTAACCATTTCACAAATGCTGGATTTGTTATAAGTCTGGCAGCTACGTTTGGCGTTACAACACCTCCAATAAATGTTGTAGCAAGCGCAGCGGCAGCGGGAGCCACCCCTGCGCCAACACCAATAACGCCTAAAATAACCGCTCCCGCGTTTCCACCTAAAGCATTCATAAGATTTAGCGTATGCGCTACAGAACCTGTATTGCTGTGGCCCGCAAGCCTTGCGTTTTTGTTTAAAGCGCTAAATACATCAATTAAACCGTTAAGTTCTTGAAGCAAAGCATCTCCTTTTTTTGTTTCGCTAAAAAGAGTTCTTTTTGCCTCTAAAGAAATTGA